ATGTAAAATACAGGCAGCTGACGTTATAGTCTTACCTTGCTGTCGTCCTTCCATAAGAAGAGCTTTCCGCTCACTCATAATGAACTTGACTTTTTCTCGTTGACATGGATATAATATAAAAGGCTGCAATCCTCTATCCAAGGTCACAATCATGCAATACGTTTCAATAAAATATATAGGATCATCCTGACATTTCAAATATTCTTTAATTTGATCTTCAGTAAAATCGTGCTTATGTCCGATAGATTTTAAATTAGGATTGCCATGGTATGATGTTTCTTCATTCATGGTCTATTACTTGCTCATCTTTTAAAGCTCTGAGTAAGTCTTTAGTACTACCAACAAATAAGTTATTGTTTGTAACCGCACTTTTAGACTTAACCTCTTCGCCTTTGACTTTTTTTGCTTTGTCTTGTATTTCCATCATTGCATTAGCATTATCTTGCAAACCTTTAATCAACTGTCCTGCAACTTCATATGCTCTGGGTTGATCACTATTTCGTGCAATATGCATTATGCCTTTAATTGCTTCATCACTATATTCAGCGGTTCTTTTTAGAATATCTCTAGCTTCTTGAAAATCGTCTTCAAGATTTTGATCTGCATCTGGTGCAGGCGTCGGCAAGTTATTTTCTTTTCTAACTTCTTTTAAGTTTGATTCTAATGCTTTTGTTTTTTCTTTGGTATCAAACGCATTATCTAAACTATCAAATGGGCTATTCACATCATTCCCCAAAACTTTCTAATATTGTAGTTATAAAATCAAAATCATCTGCTGGAGTTAGTGTTGAATCTGTTACTCCATTTTTTCCTGCTGTGGTTGATACCTTAACACTCAGCGTATCTAATTTATCATTCTCGTATAATTGTGCAATTGATTCTTTGATAATCGCTTGATTGCTAACAAGACCATAAAAATTCAATCTCATGGTAAAGTTTAATGTCCATATAATACTTTGTCTATCAGCAAAGTCTCCTTCATAGTTATCATCGTAATCTATTCCGTCGAGAGTTATTTTTATGTCTCTTTTTATGTTTAAAGACGGCATTTCATTGACTGTTACATTGAAGTCAGGATTGAAGAACGGTAGAATTTGTTCTACTATTTGCAACCCATCTTCTTGATTCTTGGCAAAAACATAAAGTGAAACTGACATATTGTAAGGAGTAGACACAAATGATGATCTCACTGTGTTTGCATCATCTCCGACTCCTACAGCTTTATTCCGTTGTATCGGAGAAACCTTTCGTGCAGGATCATAAGTAAGTTGCTGTATTTCAAATCCCATTCTAGGAAGAACTATAGCAACTTCACCACGAGAAGTTGCATCTGGTATTAATGCAATTCTTGATAAGAATTTTTGTTTAGTAGAGTATGCCAAAGGAACTCGCATCACTTGAGCAATGTTTCCAGCGGTATCATCTCTAGCTATACGAATATTATTAAAAACCATTCCGAATGCTACTATAGCTTTTCTAATATGTTCATGGTAAAATTGTACATTTTTAAACATTATAGTTCACCAAACGGATTGACTTCAGAGAAATCTAAAATATCATATGCTTCATTTTCAGTAATAAAATTAGTATTGTCAGAAGTTGAATTTGACTTAGTAAGAGCGTAATCTTCTAAAATTAATGAAGTGCCATCTTCTTGTAATAATAATTCTCCACTTTCCAAAAAGAACTGATACAGGAACATATCGATATTTTGTTCTGTGTAGATGTTATCAATTGCAGCAATTCCTGTATTAATGACTTCAGAGCTATACTCAAACAGTTCACACTGCAAGCTGAAAACATAAATTTTTGCTAACTGATAGAAAGGATTTTGAAATTCTACTAATTTTATTTCAAACAATGATCCAGTTAATGGGAAGAATAATAAATCACCCTCAGCAGGACGAGCGGCTAGTGTAAATGTACCACCAGAATTCGCTGTCAAGTCTTCCCATCTTCTTTTTGCTAATATGAATGTAGCTGTATCTCTAATCTCAATACCAAATTTACTAAATAAATCTCCTTGTCCTTCAAATCCTTCTATGTTCTCTAAGTACATCTCTAGAGGATATGCTTGGGTGAATTGAGATAAAGTATCTTCATCAAAAATAGAATCTACATCTACTTGTGTTCTTGGGATGTAGTATATATCGTGGCCATATATTTTCAGACTTTCTATGGTCAGGTCTTCTACTAACTTCTGCTCAGAAGTAGTCCCAGAAGTTTGTCCGCTTTGAAAATAGAAATTAGTTGGCATATGATATGTTACCCTACATAAAATGAAGGTGGAAGTTCATATCTTGATTGCATTTCATCTTCTATTGAATTGATTTCGGTAATTGCCTCTTCAAATATTTTATCACCGTTAAGAGTCACTCCGCCCGGTAGTTGAATGCCCCCAAATTTTTTCATGTTTTCTCCCCACTGCCTCTTAATAAGAGCGGTGGCATATTTCTTTAAGAACATATCATCATACACTTCAGCATATTCAGCTGGATCTAAAATCGCATATGCTTCAGCTACAACATAATCTCCGGGATTAAATGTCTTGTCCCAGTCAGTATCTATATAAAGTCTATTTGTTTTTCTGTTCCATCTAATCTGTCTTTGGCTGACCAATAGCTGATTTAATGTTGACAGGTGTGACTGAACCACACTATAATAAATCATGTCGGCGCCCATCAAATTATACAAGTCATTTTGTCTAAATTGATATTGCAAGTCAAACAGATTACCATCTTTAGTATTTGATGTAGCAGCACCGCCAAAATTAAACAAACGAACAATTCCAGTAATTCCGTTGCTGATAGGGATATATTTGTTATCCATATCTCCTGCAACATAGGGAGTAGTGTCTAGAACCGCAGTTGATCCTGAAGAAGATCCTGTAATAGTTTCGCCCGCTTGGAATGTTCCTTGAGTATCTTCAATCGTAAGAGTAGTTCCAGTTCCAGTATGTACCGCAGCAGATGCTCCCGAGGTTCCACCTACAACTACATCAATAGAGGTGAAAGTTGCACCGACTGACGTAGTTAAGTTTAATGTTGATCCAGTAATCTGATGTTGCACATATGTTCGTTCCGTGCCGTCGAAGTGATATTCTTGCCACAGTTGCAGTGCATCATCAATACGATCATTGATTTGATCATCGTCAACATTAATTTCTATTACAGGAAAGCCCAACCTGCGCAAACAGTAATCGATGAGTTGTTGTCTTGTTGATAATGCCATTAAGCTGTCCTTATGGTGCCTATAGTGTTATTTATAACAAAAGTACTTATGGTGAATCTGGCCAATCACTTTCTTCTAAATATGGAAAATTTTTATGTTTAGTTATGTCTCTAAGACTTTGACGATATAAACGCCATTCTTCTGGCGCCTGATTAGAAGTTAATAGACCACTGTTGTCTAATGCTCTGATAGTTACCCAATCAGACGCTGTTAGCAATGCATTTCTTTTAATTCTAACTTCCTCAGCAGATGCAATTGCTGCATTGTCAGTCATCTCTTGAATTTCTAACTCAGTTGGTTCCGTTATAACGGTTTCTTTTGTTTGTAAATCAAATGTTTTATGACTCATAATTCACCTATAAATATGAAACGCCGATTTGAGAACCGGGGTCAAAATTTCCACTGACAGCAGATATTTTAATTTGTGATAAAGCAGCACTGATTTGTCCGCCGCCTGTTGATATGCACATCTCAATATTAGATCCGCCGCCTAAATTAGAATTCATACCCCATCTATTACTAGCTGCATCTATTAAACTTAAAATTATAGAGCCTTCTTGCATAGCAGTCATTCCTCGCAAGATAAAGCCGCTAGTACTAGTTGCTGTAGATGAAATCATAGTACCGTTAACTCTAATCCCGAAAGAATCGTAACCAGAAGTCTGAATGCCGTTCGTATCTCCTAACTGAATTAATATATTGCTTGAACCTGCTTGCCCCCTAAATCCTATAATAACTTGTCTTACGCCTATAGGTATTCCTGTAACAGTGATTGACGAGTTTCCATCAAGAGAAACATCTTGAGATTTCCACTCTGCGCTTGCTTGTGATACAGTTTGGAAAGAGAACCCACCAGAACCGTTCGTAGTAAGAACTTGATCTACTGTGCCGTCTATAATGCCTACGTCAGTCAAAGATGCTGGTATACTCGGTGCGCCTGTTAATGAGCTATAAGAACCATCAAACAGTGAGGGGAGATTAGATAAATCATTATAGCTAGGTACGCTGTCATTCTTAGCAATTAGTAATTTAGTAGCACTTAAAGCAACGCCCGCAAATACTTTTGGTGTATCTGGGGAAGTACTTATTGTCCCGTCTGTTTTTATATAATAGGCTTGCCCTGCTGTTAATCCTGTTTGAGAATTGTCTATGTTACCAGATGTATTAAAAGATACAGTAGCACCATCAGTGTATGATCCGCTTGATATGCCTACAAAGTTTTCACTGGTTAAGTTAGGTATTACTTGAGACTGCTGAATTGAAAGTAATCTAGTAGTTACAGGAGTGCCTTTAGACAGTGAAATTAATATACGATCTGATAATCCAACAGAAATGGTCAATACACGAGTAAGATCAGAATCTGAAGGAGCAAATTGATACTCATCACTGACCGTTATTCTATCTGGATTGGTATCAAACTTGATATCTCTGGCAACATTTTTGCTTGTAGTGTTGCTATTAATGTTTTCACTACTAAATCCAGACATTGTGAATGTAGTTTTATTGTCATCAGACGTTGCTATTTTATATCTAGGATAAAAAGGTGTCGGTATTTCTACTGGGGTTTGAGATGGAAATGTAGAACTATTAGATAAAACCGTAGCATATTGTACTTTGAAAGGACTGTTATCGGAGGTAGAATGATAATAAATTACAAGTAACTTTTGATTTACAGTATCCGCTACAATGCGACCTGCTTTCATTGTTAGAGAAGAACTATTATCAATAACGAATTGATTAGGACTTCCTATTGATCCAGATACTACATACAATTCAATTCTATTATCATTGACATCTACCCGACGATTAGTCATAATTGCATATGAATTTGTCCACGGGACGTATGTAATACATGGACTAAACTGGCTGTCGCCACTATTACTGCCGAAAGCAAAATTGCCTATATAATTATAAACGAAAGAAGATCCATTATGACTTAGCTTGTATAATGTCTGCTTCTTACTATTAGCTCCATTCTGAGTGCCATCAACAGTAAACATTGCCTCGTTGGTAGTGGGATTGTTTGCTGAAGCAGTTATTTGAGCAGATAGTCCTACACCAATTTGACCTAATTCTGTTGCGGTACCCCAAGCAAGTGAATTTGATCCAGGTGTACATGTATTAACATACAATTTTCCTGAGTTGTTAGAAGACTTTGTATATCCCAATACTAGTTTGTTTAAGTTTGTATCCCAGTAGGCAATAAAAGAATTAGCATTAGTTGTTCCTGTTGCAACATTACTCTGTCCTGTACTAGTGCTTGCAGAGCCATCGTAGTCAGGTGATAATTTTGTTATAACGCCGTCAGAATCTATATTAATTAAATTAGTTATTAGCTGGCTGTTGCTTAGATAAGTACCATACAAGCCCACGATTGCTGTTGTTGTGCCTGGAATTCTAACACAAAACCCACTTGATACACCTGAAATACTAGTATAAGATGTAAGTTCGTTTATATCAGCAACTCCCAAAGCAACACCAACAGAACTAACAGTGCCATCAGAATTTACAATTAATGGGTCACCGTCAGTAATAGAACCGTGCCCGGTTGCTTCTAAAGATACTCCACTAGAAGAAGAGGCAGCAGCATCAGCGAATGTAAATGATCCAGATCCGTTAGTAGTCAGAACTTGATTTGCAGTGCCGTCTGATATACTTAAATCTGTGAGACTTGAAGGAATAGAAGGGCTTCCTGACAGTGAACTATATGCGCCATCAAATAAAGAGGGTTGTCCTGTCAGCGAACTATATGCGCCATCAAATAAAGAGGGTTGTCCTGACAGTGAACTATATGCGCCATCAAAAGAACTAGATCCACTGTCTTGAAACGACAACACACCTAGTCCATTAGTAGTAAGAACTTGATTTGAAGTGCCATCTGCTGTTGGATATCCTATTCCGGCAACTTGTAATGTGTTTGTATTTACAGAAGTTGCGGTTATATTAGGATCGATTACAGCAGTGTCTAATATATAATCTAAAGATGTCCAAGCGGTAGTGCCGTCACCTATTTTAAATTTGTCTGTATCTGTTTCATATGCCAGTTCGCCTTGAGCAAGAACTGGGTTTACTGATGTCCAACTGGCAGCAGCATCTCTTCTTAGTTGTATTGTCCTAGACATTAGGCCGTCCCTCCATCTACTGCTTCAGCCGCAGTGTATGCGTTCATCGCCGAGCCTGCATCTACACTCTGTAAAGGAGTATAAATAGTCGCCGCCGATCCGCCATCAAAATTGTTTGCATATGTTGATAATAATATAGTATGTCCAACAATGTCTATTGTGTCTCCTGCGCTAGAAGGAACATTCAGTATTATATTTGTTCCTGTAGTAGCTGTGAAATGCGATGCTACTAATTTAGATCCGTTTACGAATACCTCAACATGCCCCACTGAATATCTTGCATCAAATATAGTTTGATTTGCAGTTGCAATATAAGTGTTTTGTTGAGAAGCTGCGTTGTTAAACAGATCGGTGTGATATCCTATTCTGTTTTCTATTGCAGCAGCAGATACCAGTACTGTATCTGAGTTAGCAAAAGGTTCTGAACTTATTTGTATTGCGCTCGTAGCAAAGTCATCTGGGTGGATGCCTTCGTTTTCTGTTCCTTTAATTACAGCAGAAGTATCGGTTAGAAGCTTTCCCCTAACATTATCAAAGAGAAATTTTCTCACTCGCCGAGTCATTACTGTCCAACCTCAATAGTTTTAACAAGCGCAGTCCATCTAACTGTGTGGCTACCTGATCCTGTTACATATACGCTTAATGCATTATAAGCATCACTTGCTCGTATATCAACTGCCCAATCTAAATTATCTTGTGCTACGGAAATTTCATAGATATCACCTACATCATCTACAGTGTCAGAAAAGTTATCAGCGCACCCTTTAAGATGCCATGATCCACTTTGACCAGCAGCATCTGTTCTTCTTGCCACCAGAGAAACCTCATAGAAGCAAGTAGTATCTAATGCCACTGGAATTCTCATAGCCCCAGTTAATAATAACTCGGTCTCTGCGTCAGTAGTAGTCGTGCCATGCAAGATATATTGTTTTGTATTGAATGATGGAATACCCTGAACATAAACTCCGTCATGGGTTATGTTCGATATATTAATATCACCAGCAGTACCACCTAATAGTTCTATGACAGAACCA